CTATGACATCTGGGTTATAGGGCTTTAGTATGGCTGTAAATACATTGACGTTGTCTAATGGCTTGTTAGGATTTTCTGGCACCCAGTGTAGATCTAATAACTCTATCTGATTATCCTCTGTTAAGCCAAGTATAACTAACCAGGACATATATCCCCAGTCTATTCCAGCAAATACTTTCTTGTACTTAGAGTAATCTCTGAATCCAATGGGTTGATCGTAGGATATGCAATTTAAAATATCTTGATCTACTATGACAAGACCCTCGGAGGCGTAAGGGATACCAATTACATAGTTATAGAAGAGTTGCTTTACTTTGTAACTAAATTGATTACGCATAACGCTATCCGCTGATATCCATACCGAATCTAGCTGGGAAATGTGGTATCCTCTTATTTCAGTCCTGCTGGGGAACATGGCAACATACTCCCCAATATTCCATCTATTCAAAGGTCGATGGCACTTGGAGCATAAGAACGCATAGGTGTTATCACGGATTTGTTCATTTATTATATCTACTCCCGTAGAATCTATTTGGATAAGGTTGTCTTCGAGTGTGAGTATCTGCCATTCATTACAGTGCTCACACTTATGATGATAAAATCTTTGGTCAGACTTATTAAATAAGTAATCTACCCCTCTTCCAGGAATAGTGGGGGTAGACCATCTGCGCAGCAGGCCATACTTGGACGATTTCATAGATTCCATGAACGCCAACTCAACACCCGTACTCATTCTATCGTATTCATCCAGTCCTAAGTAGTCTATGTCTATACCTTCACCCATATTTCCCCCCCAGGCAGACCGTAAGAACAGAATGGAGTTATTTGTGAGTTTCTTTAGGCTTACATTGTTCAAGGATAAATCTTGTCTCTTAGTAAGATAGGGAGACTCTTTGAAGATTGGAGTAATGCGGGTATTAGAAAAGTCCTCTAGCTGTTTCTGTCTAGGGAATGTATACATTGCTTTTGTATTAGGGTGAGTATCCAAGAAATGAACTATAGAAGTTATGCCTATTTCAGACAACCCCAGTTGTCTAGACTTACGGGTAACTAAATTTGGGTGTTGGTCATTTAATATAGCAACCTGCCAAGGACGATGTCTGATTGGATCGGTGGCACTAGTGAAAGTTAGGGGTCTCCCCTTGATGAACCTGTGCTGTAGAGTCCAAAGAGATGGTATCTTGTTTATAAGAATTGTCTGGAGGTCTTGAGCATTAATCGACATGTATAGACCTCCTCTTAAAGTCATAACTATGCAATACTCTGGTGTCCCCTAAAATAAATGCCTTTATCAAGAATATACACATATAAGGTCTTTTCTTTATATCCTGCTCCCAAAGTATCAGTAGATTTTCTCTTCCCACCTTTTCCAGTTTTAGCTTATCCCTACATATATTAGTTATTTGAGTGGTGGTCAAGTTACGCAAATCATAAATATTAGGGTTTGAATGCCAGAAATCTCCGTTTACTTCTATGTACTTTATTCCCTCACTAGTCATAACCTCAAAATCATATAAAAACTTACCTACCCTTTGTTGTTCACTGAACTTCACTTTCTGAATAAGGAGTTGATTGGTGCACCATTCTTCTATAGTTGTTCTCTTAGTGTAAAACTTAGACATAAATTCTGATCTAGACTCAGCCATTTTCTGTTTAGTCTCCTCGGTATGGTGCATACCTCCAAATCCTGCCTTACCATACATAGGATTACCCTCTCCTTTGTTGCGGATACTCATATTCTTCTTAACTTCCTCGGATTGGTGTCTACCATACATAGGATGATTTTCACCCATCATCCTTTCAGACATATTTTTCTTCCACTCTTCCGTATGTTGGGTTCCATAATTAGGGTTATTTTCCTTACTCATGGTTTCTTTCATTCTCTTCCTAAAATTCTCTGTTTTATTAGGATTATTATTGGCAAATTGCTCGCTACGTTGCTTACATACTATGGGTGCTCCTGGATATTGTGCTTTGTATTCAGGGGATCTTAATCCATGGATGCTCCTTAGATGACTGGATAGGTGTGGGGTGCTGTACCCACATACCCTACACATAGCTTTTTCATAGGTGTCTTGATCGTTCATAAATATTGCCTCCTCAATTCATCCAATAATTGTATTATCTCCCCAGGATATACCAGATCAAACGCCCACAAAAGAACGTGCTTACAAATAAGCACGTTCTCCACAGGCATGCCTTTTACTTATCATCACCTACACGATAATTATCATTCGCTCCATTCAACGCCTTCATCATACCCTCAATAACTGCTTGGACATTCTCATCATTAACATCTATGACTTCAGACATATTGGTAATCCTAGCTTCTTCTAGCTGGGTTTTATTCTCAGTCCGATCTGTTGCCTCTCCTAACAACAGTAAATCAACTTTGATTATATCCATGAGGTCTTTAGCATGTCTGATACCTTCTGCTTCCCCAGTTTGTACTTTATCCATGTAGTCGTCAACAAGAGTGCTTATCCTTGCTCTATGTTCTCCTTTCACTCTTTGCACTTCTTCCTCAGTAGTAAGCATAATTTTCTTGAAGGATTCAGATAGATTACTGACTACTCTTAATCCAGGCTTCTTTTGGAATGTCATAACTAGCCCTCCCTAGTATAAGTGTCTCCCCTAAATCCGGTTTGTATCCCAGATAATATGAAATCCCCTTCAGGTATATTTTCATTTATTATAACTTTCACAGTTTGCTCTTCTTCAGGTATGCTTAACTGCTCTATCACATGTTCCTGGCCATCTGACACTCCAGTTATCTCAAAATATAATAGCGTAGATGTTTTTGTGCCCATAAATACTTTAGTTGTGAAGATACCTTCGTCCTTTAGCACAGACATTTGATCAGATATACTGACGATCAGGGATCTGTATTGGTTAAGAGTCTGTGTGTCTAACTCCTCATGGTGCTTACAGATAGGAGCATTTCTACAAGTATACTCTATCAATTCAAACACAAACACACCTTCATTCAATTGATACTTTACCAACAGGTAAGCCCTCTTAATTAATAAAAGTTAAGAGGGCTCATCTATTTTCCATATGTCTCACTAATCCTTCAGTATAGACTTAAATTTTAAAGAACTGGTACTAATTTCTACATCCCCTGTCCCCGCTAGGGTCAGTTTTATAGAGGGGAATTGTTCAGGTTTTGCGATACATAGATTACTACTCACTTCTGATACTCTAAATAAATCCCCCACTTCAAGGTTCTTTTTACTGTGCACATAACATATCTTTAAGATAGGTAGGCCTTGATTATTCGAGTGCTTTCCTTCAGATATCTGAGATAGGGCCTTCACAGCACTGTTTATGATAATGCGTGGGAACACGTGTGGCATCTCTACTATAGATTTTAACTCAAATTCATCACAATTATTACATAGAATGGCAGCTATTCTCATTCTGGTTGTATCATCAGCAATGTTATCATTTTTCAAGAGGATGAAATTAGCACTATCCATATACTGTGACAGTATCGCCCAAATTCTTTCTTTAAACTCGTTCATTATATACCTCCATGTTAATTTAATCAAAACTAACAAAAAGAAATCAATAAGTTAAAAATTCTCACCAGATACAGTATTTGTAGGAGGAAACCGCAAAATCCTGAGAATGTCATAGGTTGGCGGGGGTTCCCCTTTTAAAAAGGAAACGATCTTTTGTATTACCTGCCCCCGTTAATCTCTTAGTAACCCACAAAAGAGCAAGATATATTTTTTCAGCCTTTTTTAACTGGAAGGGGGATTCATATTGAATGCACAGACTCTAGTGTTTGAGTACAAGAATTGGAAGGGTGTAACTTCCATACGTCGCATAAAACCCCATGGCATATGGTGGGGTGCCACGGAATATCATGAAAAGATACAGTGGTTACTATCAGGGTATGACTATGACAAAGGAGGAAACAGAGATTTTGCCATGAATGGCATAATAAGGTTCATAAAACAGGAGAATCCACCTAAATTACTAGAACTTGGATCGGACCCAGATTATATGTTTAGACTAATAGGTCACGCATTAGGTTTTACTTTGTATGATGAGCAAAAGAAGTATCTGACAGATAAAAATTATGTCTGGAAGGGAAGTGGGCAATCGGGCCAGACAACTGCATTTTGTATAAGGCTGGTGTTGTCGGAGGGTCCACCACTCAAAGCTGATAAAACGTCTGAGTTTAGCGATAGGGAGGGCTGGTCGTATACCTCATATAATCGAACCTACTTTTTGCCAATGTTAAGGGATATACATTCTAAATTAAAGGGTGCTGGTTTTAGAGTGCGAGAACTGTCATTTAACTAGTAGCTATAAGCAGGAGACGATTTCTTGTCTCCTGCTTTTTTCAAGCAGTGAATTTTTTGAGGGGGTAGGGAGATTGATAAGAGAGGGGATGAAATATCTTTTAGTAATGCTTATATTTTGTGGTGTTAGTATATGTATTGGCAGTATAGTGGAATTTATCCTGGACGGAGGTAAAGATGTTAGCAGTTAAGTATTTTATACTGGGAGTGTTATTGTCAGTGACCTCTGCAATTTGTGCAGGTTCCTGGGTTCAGCTTGAGGCCAGCAATCCCGTAGCCATTATGGCGGGCGTACCTCCAGTGTTGGTAGTAGCTCTAATAATATTAGACTACCTAGGAGGAGGAAAATAAAGTGAAAACTGTTTTAGACGTGATCTATATCATATTAGGGACATTAATGTGTGTTGTTAACGGACGAGATGCCACACTTAAAACTGAAAGGCCTAGATGGTGGAGATTAGTTAGTGCAACTCTAAGCGTAGCCTTGCTAATATTTGTAACACGCACACTTCTTGAGTTATTAAAATGAGAAAATACTTATTGGTCTTAATTGTGGTGGTTAAGAGGGGGAAACATTAGAATGGAACCTGAAGTAAGGGTAGGGCAGATATATAGGTATCGTGGGGCCAAAGGATTACAATTCCACAAAGTCGTTAGGGTTAGGCCTAATGATTTTGGAACTGGGTACAAGGTTCACTGTGTGGATATGAATGGCAAGATAAGTATTAAAGATAGCGAAGTTTACACCAAACCTACCTCACAATATATTTTGTGTCCACCGGACGCTAATTGGAATATGATACTGTTTGAGGAAAAACGCCGAAAACAGTTAGAAGAACTGGAGTTTTATGGGACTCAAATACTAGAGGCGTTTAGAGTTCCAGTATCACCATTCTTTGATTGCGCATCCTTATATGGTGCTATGAATATGACCAACAAAACTAACAAAGGTAGGGATGAGAAGGTGGAAACAATCTTATGTAACTCTCTAACCAAGAGGCTAGATGCGGCAGAAAAGGACTTTAACAGTAAAATGAAATTAGAGGACATGTCCCACAAAAGTAGAGTGTGTGTGATAACCCAGGAATTTGAGGCCTTAACAGCTTCTATCCATAAGGAAGAAAAGGAGAAAATGGACAATCTAAACAAGTTCTTAGATGATCTTAAGAGTAAGATTATTATGTCAACAGATTATGACATCAAGACTGTTAACACTCCTTCAAATATATTGCTTGGTCTATCAACAACTGAGATAACTATCAAGCTTACAGGAGGAATAAGCTAAGATGAATGACGTCAAGGATACAATCGATAATCTTAGCCTGAAATTAGCAGAAATAAATGATTTCATACAAGAAGCAGAGGTGTCTAGGGATAAGGCTAATATAGTCGTGAGTGGTTTACAATCCCGTAAGAAGACCCTAGAAGATAAGTTGTCCATTCAAATGAAATTATTATCTGCTGCTCGGGAAAAAGAGTCCAGAATAGATAAGATTTTAGCTGGATTGAAAATGGAGCTAATGGAAGCAGAGAAGTTCACGTACTGTGTAGATAAAAGTACTAAAGAGGACTTTCGCTCACATGCTGTTGGAATAGCTCCTGGATGCTATGAACGTCAACCGATACGATACGTAACCTACACCGGACATGACACCTTCACATTCCAAACTTAGTTCTCAGGGAGGGTAACAAATTAACTTGCCCCCTTTTAGAAAAACCCAAGTCATATGACTTGGGTTTTTCTACTATGCAGGAGAAGATTTCTGAAGAAATGATTTTTTTAAGGAGAAGAAAGGGAGGTGGTTGGTATGTTTAAATGGTTTTCAAGGAAGAAAAAGTCTCTTACTCCACAGTACGTCGTACAAGTCTTTATCAAAGGTGAAGTAGGATTTCAGGGACTCTTCCAAGAGACATTAGAGATGGCTAATGAAAGAGCTAGACAGATGTCCTCACAAATTAATCAATGGTATGCTGATAACCATGATGCTAACGCTAGAGACAACAATATCATGGTGCCTTGTGTTTCTTGCCTAGGGCCGGTGTCTTACTTCGAAGCACCCAGCATAAAGTATATTAGAGTGAGTAGAGTGTGGTAATCAAATAGAGGGGGTTTGACATGAATAAAGGTTTCACCACTATCGGACCGAACTATATAAGGCGTGCTAGGGATGGGTACACAGAGTTTGCCCAAGGAATAAAAGACAGGTTTGACTTAGCAACATCATCTGGACTTCATCTATTCACCACTAACGCTAAGGGGTTATTCGCAGCATTCCTGGATAATCTTCCACCAGATGCTAGACAGCACTATGTTTGTAACTGCTGTAGACATTTTGTTGAGCGTTACGGCAATCTAGCAGCTATGTCTAGCACAGGTGTGATAGATTCCGTAATGTGGGGGGAAAGTAGTATCCCTGATTTCTTTGCTAAGTCCGTCAAAGCTATGCGCGCTCTGGTGCTAAAATCCAAGGTAACTGGCGTATTCATATCTAGTGATCGAATACTAGGAACTCCAAAAACTGGAGAATGGTTTCACATGTGTGCCGCACTACCTAAGGGGATGGTACATAATGATAGGAATCTAAGTGCTAGTCAGAAAATGGCAGAGAAGCTACAAGAGTACAAGATGCTTACCACGGCATTGGTAAAGTATAAGATAGAGGACATTGAACGTGCCTTAATGCTTCTACAGTCGGGTTCCTTACCCAGGTCAGAGAAATGTCTACCCACGTTGGAATGGTTTAAGGATTTACATGTTAGCAGGAGCAAAGTAAGAGGTATTGAGCGTGAGAACTTAGTATGGCTAGCTGTATCCACTGCACCTGCCGGGTTTTGCCATATTAGTGGATCAATGACCGGGTTACTGTTAGATGATATTACCAGTGGATTGCCAATTGATGTTGTAACGAATAAGTTCAAGGAGAGGATGGACCCCTCTAATTACCGCAGAGCACAAGCTCCACCATCCACAGGTGGCATTAAGCAAGCAGAGAAGTTAATTGCTGATATGGGCCTAGATCTGAGGAGAAGGTATGTTGCTCTCAAGGACTTTAAAGACATACCTCTTTTATGGACAGGCAGATCACAACTTCAGACAGTTAATAAGGAAGCCGGAATATTTAGTGCCGTGGTTGCTAAAGGTCAGGGAGTAACATCAAATGCTAAGATTGACTTACCAAGCACTGTGATGACTTGGGAGAAGTTCCAGAGAACAGTGCTACCAACTGCTGACAGTCTAGAAGTTAAAGTTGATAATCCTAGTCGATTGATGGCACTTGTTACTGCCTTTGTAGAAGATGCTCCCAGCATTCTACAGTGGAATAATCCATTTAGCTGGTATTACCATGGTGGTATTGATGGTGAAATCAAGCGTAGAGTAGAGACTGCAGGAGGTAGGTATGAGAATAACGAGATCCGATGCTCTCTGATATGGGAGGGCTATACGGACTTAGATCTGCATTGCACCACTCCTAGACGCGAGCATATCTACTTTGATAGAAAACGTAGTAATTGTGATGGATGGTTAGATATTGATATGAACGGGGGTCTCCATAGAAATGATTCGCCTGTAGAGAACATTCGATGGGCTAGCAATGCTCTGAGTGGCAGGTATGTATTCCACGTTCACAACTATAGGGAGAGAGGCAAGGGCAGTACTCCATTCAAGGTAGAATTGGAAGTCAATGGTAAGATCTATACCCATAATGGGGTTGCTGGTGATACGGGGTTCAAAATTGAGGTGTTTAACTTTAACTACGTTAAAGGACAAGATCCTATTATAGATAACGCACCTGCACAGGCTTCCGATAGTGTGTGGAATGTACCAGTTAATGGATTCGTAAAGGTAAGGGGCATTACCACCTCACCTAACCTATGGGGTAAGAACCCAGTCCTTCATTCTGGAAACCACATTTTCTTCTTGCTGGATGGGTGTAAAGACTTATCTAAGGGTAAGGGAAGAGGTTTCTTTACAGAAATGCTAATTTCTGAACTACAGGTGGTCAGGAAGACTTTAGAAGCTTACTGCGCTGTTACACCTATTGAAGGTGTTAATGAAGCATCTGCTTGTGGAGTGGGGTACTCTAAGGACAGTGAGTGGGGGTTGACTTTACGGGTGAAATCCAGTAGTTCAGTGAGATTGATTAAGATTGATCGGTGGGATTAGGGTGAGAGCGAGCCCGCCTAGGCGGGCGAGCATAGTGAGTGGAGGGTGGGTATGCTGGATAACACTATAAAGGTAGGGCTAGTGTGGCTTATTATGGGAGTATCTCATGTCTGTACAATGAGATAACCTGGGGTACAATGAGAGC